CGCTTGATCGAATGTTTAGAATTGCAAAGTTATGATGAAAAAAGTGGAGATCCAGACAAGCAGAATGGATATGATCATCTTAACGATGCATTAGGTTACCTTGTGTATAGAGAATTTAATATTATTCATGCAAGGGCAGGTCGTCGAACTGGTATTAGAATATATTAAAAGAAATGATATTATGAGGAAAAACCGTGTATAGTTCACTAAATATTTACAACCAGCCTGTAACTTTAGCTCCTACAACGGTTGCCTCTCCAAATGCTGCCTACCAAAGGATGGCAAATTTCTGGGGTTTGATTGAGGATTTGAAGGAAGGAACTTATAAAATACGAAGCGAACATAGAAAATATTTGAGTCAAGAGCCTCGTGAGACAGATGATGCATACGACACCCGACTTTCAAGATCTACTGTTGTTCCCTATTTGCAGAGAATAGAAAAAATGCTGTCGGGTATGCTAGTGCGGAAGCCTGTTCGACTTGATGATGTTTCCGACCTTGTTCGAGAGCAGCTTTTTGATGTTGACCTTGAGGGCAACGATTTGAATGTTTGGTTGTATCAAACTGCAAGAACTGCAATTTCATTTGGTCATGTTGGTGTGCTTGTTGACGCACCAAAGGAAGGAGAGAAGGCAAGGCCATATTGGGTGACTTACACACCAAGAGATATTCTTGGCTGGAGGACAGAAATTATTGAAGGATCAAGGCAATTGACTCAATTAAGGTTGATGGAACAGGTCGTGGAGTCTGATGGAAAATATGGTGAAAAGTTGGTGAAACAAATCCGAGTTCTTGAGCTTGGTCGTTATGAAATACATCGCAAGGACAAGAAAGGCGAATATAAATTAGTTGATGAAGGCGAGATGAGCATAAAAGATAAGATTCCTTTTGCAGTTGCTTATTCAAACCGTGTTGGATATTACGAATCACGCAGCCCTTTGTACGATATTGCAGAACTAAATCTGAAGCATTATCAAATACAAAGCGACCTCGATAATATTCTTCATATCAGTTCTGTTCCTTTGCTTGCGGTTTTTGGTTATCCAAACGCTGATGAGATAACAACAGGACCGAATGAAGCATTATCTTTGCCTCCAGAATCAAGACTTGAATATGTGTCTCCATCAGGCGACAGTTACGACAGTCAGTTCAAAAGGCTTGTAGATATTAAAGATCAAATAAACACTTTGTCACTTGCAGCGGTGCTTGGTCAAAAATTGGTGGGAGAAACTGCTGAGGCAAAGCGAATCGACAGATCGCAAAACGACTCAACGATGATGGTTATCGCACAGCAGATGCAAGATTTGATTGATAACTGCCTAAAGTTTCACAGTGAATATTTAAACGAACCAAACGCTGGCAGTTCTTTTGTTAATAGAGACTTTGTGACCGCAAGGCTTGAGCCAGCAGAGATTGACAGCCTTCTCAAAATATATGCTGCAAATGGCATCAGCCAAGAGAAACTTCTTGAGCAACTTGCAAGTGGAGAAATACTCGGAGATGATTTTGATATTGAAGAGGAATTAGAAAAAACGCAATCGGGTGGGTTGATAGAGATGAACCAAGAAAGTGAAGCAGCTTAGTAAATGGCAGTTCCAGAGGCTTTTTACAGAGAAGCTATAGATCTCAACAGATATAGCAACAAGGTGCAATTTCAGATTGCCACCCAATTTAACGAAGTTATCCTTGATGTTCTCAGACAAATAAGAGACCTTGAAGGGAACAGCCCAGCAACAACTGCAAGACTTAGATCAATATTGGCTCAAATGGTTGATAGCCTTAAAGGCTGGGAGAGTGAAAGTGCCGTTTATATGATTGATGAGCTGCAAAACTTAGCAGAATTTCAAGTTGGCTTCGTGCAAGATCAACTCCAACGTGTCCTTCCAAAAGGTGAGTTTCAAGTAAATACCGTTGCTGTTTCTCCTGACTTTGCTAAATCAGTTGTGACTAGAGATCCAACCGCTTTGACGATCCGTTTGCGTGATAAAGATGGAGTATTTAAAACTGCTCAGTTTGCTTTGACTGCTAAGAGAGGATCGGATATATCTCTGCCAAATGGAAAAACAGTTAAAAAAGCATTTAGAGGTATTGCTGATGATTCTGCTTCGAGACTTTCAAAGGCAATCCGACTTGGTGTTTTGGAAGGAGAGTCTTTACCAAAAATAGTCAGGAGGCTCAAAGGTCCAAATTTAAGTTTTGTTAGTAAACCTCAAAATGCGATTGCTTTAAACTCTGCTTTAAAAGATTCAGAAGGAATGCTGTTGTCAAACAAACAAATCCAAACTGTTGTCAGGACAACCGTTAATCAAGTGCAAAATGCTGCAAGTCAGGCAGTTTATGCAGCAAACAGCGATATTACTGGCAGATATCAATATGTTGCAACTCTTGATGCAAGAACAAGCTCTATTTGTCAAAGGTTAGATGGCCAGTTATTTAAATATGACCAAGGTCCTGTTCCTCCTCAACATTTCAATTGCAGATCCACCACCGTTCCAATTGTTGATGACGACGATCTTGCCAGAGCCTTTCCAAATACAAGGCCCTCTGCAACTGGTCGTGTTCCGCAAGATACAAACTACGCAAACTGGTTAAAAGATAATCCTGATATTCAAGACAAAGTGCTGGGAAAAAAGAAAAGATATTTTAATTTTTTGATGAGTCCTAAAAGAGGAAAGAAACAACTAAACGCAACAAATGCCTTAAAAAAAATTATCCGAGAAGATGGAACGGAGCTAACATTAGATCAACTAGCCAAACGATATCCAAATGCCAATTAAAAAAGGAAAGTCACAAAAAACAATAACTGGCAACATAAGAATGCTTATGAAAGAAGGTAAATCAAGATCACAGGCTGTTGCAATTGCTTTGAGTTCTGCTGGTAAATCTAAACCAGCCAAGAAACGCAAAAGGAGATAAGATATATTTAGTTGCATTCAAAATCATGCCTTCACACTACGGATCGAAGAAACCAAAAGGAAAGAAAAAGAAAAAGAAAGGAGGCAAGAAGTAATGGGTTATATTTTTAAAGTTCAAGGTGAAGAAGTAACCAAGCCAAAGGCTGAAAACTCTGAGGTAAAGCCAAAAGCCAAAAAAACAAAAAAGAAAGGTGACTAGACGCTTTAAAAAAGTTCCAAAGGATAAAAAAACTGGTGTTGCCAAGAAATATCTTAGTGGGGCCAAAAATAAAGCTGCAAAAGCTGCTGAAATAAAAAGGACCGCAGCGGCTTACAAACGTGGAGAGTATATTGATATAAAAGCTGTTCAAAAATCAAGGGTTGCTCAAGATGGCTCCAAAAAAAAGAAAAAGCGTAAGAAAAAAGCCTGAGCCTAAACCACTCAGTGCAACTGTTATCAAAACGCTACAAAGAAAAGCAAACAATTCAAAATTTACTCTTGGACAGTTAAAGGCTGTATACAGGAGAGGTCAAGGTGCTTATCTTGGTGGTGGATCAAGAAATGTAACCATGCAAGCGTGGGCGATGGGGAGGGTTAATAGTTTTATAACGGGGAAGGGCGGAGCAAGAAAGGCTGATGCTGATTTAATAAGGAAAAAATGAAGAAAAAAGAACTCACAACTCGTCAAAAAAATGCCTTAAAGCGTCATAAGTCAACTCATGGACACACAAAAGCACACATGGATGAGATGGTAAAGGCGATGCTTGCTGGTAAGACATTCACTGAAGCTCACAGGCTTGCGATGAGGAAAAAAGGCAAATGACAATCAAAAGAGGCGGACATACTTTTGCTGGGGTTGATAAACCAATTCGAACTCCTAACCACAAGAGTGGAAAGTCTCATGCAGTCGTTATAAAGCAAGGTGATGGCTTTAAATTAATTAGATTTGGGATGCAAGGTGCAAAAACAAAGCCTCCAAGAAAGGGTGAGTCAGAAGCAGATAAAGCTAAAAGACGGTCTTTCAAAGCTCGTCATGCTAAAAATATTGCAAAAGGTAAGACTAGTGCGGCTTATTGGGCTGACAAAGTAAAGTGGAGTTAGTATATTAATAATTATTAAGATTTTTTATGGCTGAAGAACCAATCAAACCAAATCCACCTGTTGATACTGCTGCCCTGATTGCAGAAGTTGAAGCATTGAGAAAAA